ACGACGCTCTTCCGATCTCAGGCCCGGATCGACGCACATGAGCGGGTGATGGACGAACGCTGGGCGGCGCTGGATTTTCGGCTTGGCCAGATCGACGCGGTGCTGGAGCGGCTGGAAAAGCGCATCTGGCTGGGGGTTTACGGGGTAGCGGCGTTCTTGCTGACGCAAGGCGCCGAGGCCCTGATCAGGGCGGCAATGAGGTGAAGCGATGATGGAAACGTATGGCGCGCCGGAGCGGAAATATCTGCGCCCGGATACGGGGTTGACGGTCACGGATGGGCGGGTGGTCTCGGGATATGCCTCGCTGTTTGGCGTGAAGGACCAGGGCGGCGATGTGGTGGCCAAGGGGGCCTATGCGGTCTCGCTGGCGCGGTTGGGCAAGACGGGCGCGCGGGTCAAGATGCTGTGGCAGCACGATCCCGCGCAGCCCATCGGCATCTGGGACGAGGTGCGGGAGGACGGCATGGGCCTGTGGGTCAAGGGCCGCATCCTGACCGAGGTTGCAAAGGGTCGCGAAGCGNNGCTACCGCACCGTCAAGGCGGAACGTGACGGCAAGGGGCGGCGCCTCTTGCAAGAGCTGGAGCTGTGGGAGGTGTCTCTGGTGACATTCCCCATGCTTCCCGAAGCGCGGGTGACGGCGAAATCGGACACGGTTTCAGATGTCTTCCGCGAACTGGCCCACGTCTTTGATGACGCGCGCCGGAGCCTGGCCGAGCGCGGATAGCGCCCGGGCCTTTTCCTTATCAAGAGGTGAGACGATGACCGAGAGAGAGGCTNNATCTGCGATGACCGGATTTTTGAAAGAATTCAACGGCTTTCAAAGCGAAGTGAAACAAGCGTTGCAACATCAGGAAGAGCGACTGACCATGCTGGATCGGAAAACCATGACCTACTCGCGCCCCGCGCTGTCCACTGCGATGGAGTTGGACGCCCCCCACAAGAAGGCCTTCAATGCCTATCTGCGCACCGGCGATGACGACGGCCTGCGCGGGCTGACGCTGGAGGGCAAGGCGATGTCCACGGCGGTGGCCGCGGATGGCGGCTATCTGGTCGATCCGCAGACTGCGGACTCGATCCGCTCGATGCTGGTTTCGACCTCGTCCTTGCGGGCGGCGGCGAATGTGGTGCAGGTCGACGCGGTGTCGTTCGACGTGCTGATCGACCGCAGCGAAGTGGGTTCGGGCTGGGCCACCGAGGTGGCGGCGCAGTCCGAAACCGCGTCCCCCACAATCGAGCGCATCTCGATCAAGCTGCACGAGTTGTCGGCGATGCCGAAGGCCAGCCAGCGCCTGCTGGACGACAGCGCTTTTGATGTCGAGGGCTGGCTGGCAACCAAGATCGCCACCCGCTTCATCCGGGCCGAGGCCGGGGCCTTCATCAACGGCGATGGCGTGGACAAGCCCAACGGCATCCTGCTGCCTGCCAAGGTGGCCAATGCGTCCTGGACCTGGGGCAACCTGGGCTATATCCCGACCGGTGCTGCGGCCGATTTTTCCACCACCAATGCCAGCGACTGCATCGTGAACCTGGTCTATGCGCTGGGGGCCGACTACCGCTCGAACGCGACCTTCCTGATGAACTCGAAGACTGCGGGTGCGGTGCGCAAGATGAAGGATGCCGATGGCCGCTTCATGTGGGGCGACAGTCTGCAGGCGGGTGAGCCGGCGCGTCTGATGGGCTATCCGGTGCTGATCTGCGAAGACATGCCGGACGTGGGCACCAACACCTACCCGATCGCCTTTGGCGACTTCGTCTCGGGCTATACCATCGCCGAACGCCCGGATCTGCGGATCCTGCGCGACCCGTTCTCGGCCAAGCCGCATGTGCTGTTCTATGCCTCCAAGCGCGTCGGCGGCGATGTCACCGACTTTGCGGCGATCAAGCTTCTGAAGGTTGCGGTCTCGTAAGAGGCCAACGCCATCCCGGTCCGCACCCTGCGGGCCGGGACCGGGCGCGCGCCGGACCTTTCGTTCCGTCTAGCTGCTCCCCCTTCCGACCGAGCGGAGCGGGAGAGGCGCGCGTCCACCCTTTCATTCGCGGCACCGGAGAGACGAGATGATGTTGACCGAAGTGACGGCGGTGCCCGGCGCGGCCTTGCCGGTTGAGGCGCTGAAGGACCATCTGCGGATGGGCGCAGGGTTCGCCTTGCCACCCGGGCAGGATGGGCTTTTGGAAAGCTATCTGCGCGCGGCGATGGCTGCGATCGAGGGCCGCATCGCCAAGGCGCTGATCCAGCGGCGGTTTTCCTGGTCGGTCGAGGGCTGGCGCGACCCTGAGGCGCAGGCGCTGCCGATTGCGCCGGTCAGTGCCCTTCAGACGCTGACGTTGTTCGCGGTGACCGGGACGCCGACGGTGATTCCGCCGGGGCAGTTCAGGTTGATTGCCGATCTGCACCGCCCGCGGATTGCGGGGATCGGGGC